AGCGTGAAGATGAAGAGGCACGTCGACAGCAGAAGTTGCGTGCAAAGGAAATGCGGGCGCATGACGCAGAAGTGTTCGAAGTTGATACGTTTGCCGAGGCTCGGGAGATTCTGAAGTAATGGACTCATTCGATCTTGCCATCCGCCAGCGTTTCGCGAATGTGGAGCGTTGTCAGGAAGACATGCACCATTACCAGACGGACATTGCTATTCCGTTTCTGCGCGAAAACCCTTTCAGTGGGCTATTCGCTGACATGGGGCTCGGCAAGTCGATCTCTGTCCTAACTCTGCTGTCTTGGATCTTGTCGGAGTTTATTCACGACGGCAAGATTCTGATCATCGGCCCGGTGCGTGTTGTCACCGACACATGGCCGACTGAGATTGCCAAATGGGCGCACACAGCATGGATGAATCACACAGTCATTCGGGTGGACGACGATGATCCCAGATTGACTGCTGTCGCAAAGAAGGATCGTGAAGGCGCATGGGATCGAGACTTCGATCGGTCGGTGATGCTCGGCAAGGGAATGACCGAGCCTGAGATACGTGAAGCCTTGGACTCGACGAACAAGACGAAGGAACGCTATCGGATCATGGGTGAGCTTGCCACTAGCCCGGCAAGCATCCACCTGATCAACCGAGAGCAAGTCGATTGGCTATGCGACTTCTATCAAGCCAAGTGGCCCTATCGCGTGGTGATCATCGACGAATCGAGCGGGTTCAAGGATCACAACTCCAACCGCTTCAAAGCCCTTGCGAAGATGCGGCGCACACCGGGCCTGATCGAGCGATTCCACATCCTGACTGCCACGCCGGCCGCGGAAGGATTGATCGGACTGTTCACGCAAATCTACTTGCTCGATCAAGGCAAACGCCTGGGCAAGAACATCACGGCTTACCGCAATCGCTACTTCATTCAGAACAAGTATTCGCACAAGTACGAACTACGGTCACAGTCTGACGAAGAAGTGATCCTCGAGAAGATTGCAGACATCACCCTAGTGATGAAGAAGAAGGATTACCTTCCGACGGTTGAGCCGACGATCATTCAACAGAAGGTCAAACTCGACGCATCGCAACTCGCGCTGATGAAGGAACTCGAAACCCACTTCGTCGTGACGTTGCCGAACGGGGTGGAGCTTGAAGCGAAGACGGCTGCAGCCCTGGCGTCAATGATGCTGCAGATGGCATCTGGTGCCGTCTATGAAACGCTTCTGATTGGGGACTACGAAACCGAGGATCTGAAGAAGGTCAAGCGGGTCCACCACCTGCATGACCACAAGATTGATGCCCTGCGCGAGATCGTAGAGGCTGCAGAGAACGAGGGTAGACCCCTGCTGGTGGCCTATCACTGGCAGTCCTCTTTGGCACGCTTGAAGAAGGCATTCCCCCAGGCTGTCGTCATGGATGTCGCGGGCAAGTGCATCAAGAAGTGGACGGCAGGCAAGATACCGATCTTGCTGGTGCATCCACAGAGTGCCGGGCATGGGCTCAATCTGCAATACGGTGGCAGCACTCTGATCTTTTTCGATCTGGTTTATTCACTTGAGTTGTACTTGCAGACAATCGGTCGCATCGATCGGCAGGGGCAGACATTGCCGGTGGTGGTGAAGATGCTTGTTGCTGAAGGGACTCGGGACGAGTTAGTGGCCGAATGTCTTGCCAACAAAGAGGATGCGCAAGATCGGTTTTTCGCAACGCTCAGGCGGCTTATTCGCAAGTTGCGTAAGATGGCAGAGGCTGAAGACGACTTGTGAATGAAGGAGCAACCGATGGGCACAGGAAAAACCGGCGACGACTATGCCGACGCAGTGATGGCTCGGATCGAGGGGCGACCAATACCAAACATCCAACGCTTAGTGTCCGATGCGTTCAACGCCGGATACGTGCAGGCGTTGATGGACCGACAGTCAAAGGGCAGGACTTTGCGTGATCGAATCCAGCCGCCAGCGTCTAACTTTCCACTTGGCAAACCATCAAAAGGTAGGTGTATCACATGAACAAAACAACATTGACTGACGGCTCGCCCGTCACCCCTGATCATCGCGAGATCGACCCGGCAACAGGCCAGCAAAAGGGCTACGTGGTGCTGAGCGAAGAAGAACGCGCGAAGGGCTTCGTGCGTCCAGTGCGCAATGCCTACGTGCACGACAAGTGCGGTGGCCTGACAAAGATGAGTCAACCATTGGCCGAAACCTACGCTCGCAATCCGAAGTTCTACAGTGGCACGTTCTGCGCTATCTGCCGCAATCATTTCCCAGTCGGTGCTGCTGGCGAGTTCACATGGGACGGCACGAGCGAACGGGTTGGAACATGAAGGCAGTTCATACCCCCAACCTTGCCAATCTGTGCTGGGCGGCGTTCGATGACGATGGCCGATCGATCGCAGGTGCTATTCCGGAATGGGAACGTCAAGGTCAGTTCGACATTGTTGATGAACCAAACGGACAAAGACGTTTCTGGTTCGTGTGCCCTGGAAAGTGCAAGGGGTTGACAGTTGTTGCGATTCGCCCCGTGGTCGACGGCAGTCAACATTCGTGGGATTGGAATGGCAGCACAGGCGCCCCCACGTTGACACCCAGCATCAATCACGTCGGTTGTTGGCACGGCTGGCTGACCGATGGTGAGTTCAAGTCTTGTTGAGATCGGCTGACAGTTAGACTCAGAAGGACCGTCGGCGGTTGCAAGGGGGTTGACGGTCCTTCGGGTGGGTTGTCTGCGCGCTGTCGTGCTGCTGCGGCAATCCACCCTCTTTTTCAGGGTCATGTGTGCAATGCACATATACTGCGTTTCACATGAACGAAACCCTGTTGCGTTTGGAGAAGGCAACTGCGCTCGGTCCCACCTATGCGGCCCGATTGCTTGGCGTTGCCTATCCCACTTATGCGCAATATCGCAGTGGTCGACGATCGCTGCCGAAGTATCACGTCCGGCACATTGAAGTGATCATGCTTCTGCCTGTAAAGAGTCTTCACATTTTGATTGAGCGTCATGGCAACTGAATTGCGCAGCAACAACGACGATGAGTTGTTGTCGGCCATTTACCGCGGGGTCAATCAAGACCAGTTGATGCGGATGTTCAAGATGGATCACCGTACTGCCAAGCGCAAGATGATGGAAGCGAGGGCAGGCGGCATTCGACCGATTGGCAACAAGCACGGTGGGGATCTCTATGCGATTCACGAAGTCGCACCCTACTTCTGCAAACCCGTCATGGACCCAAGCGAGTACATCAAATCGATGGACCCCAGGGAGTTGCCGAAGATCCTCACCAAAGAGTTTTGGGCTGGACAGCGGTCACGTCAGGACTACGAAGAGAAGGCGGGATTGCTGTGGAGCACTGAGAAGATCGTCGAAGAAGTCGGCGAGTTGATGAAGCTATTCAAGATGTCGGCACTGCTGATGCTCGACGCAGTTGAACGGCAGACCGAATTGACTGCCCCACAACGCCAGATCATTCGTTCATTGACGAATGGCATGCTTGCTGATTTGATTCAGCGTATTCAAACCCGATTCAAAGTGCCCGAGGCAACGACGCCGACCGATTTCACCAATGGCAAACTTCAAGAAGAAGTCGACAACGAAGGGCTATGAGTCATTCGGCGAGATCGTTTGTGATCTCGCGTTGATGCTCTCGCCACCCGAAGACTTGACCGTTTCACAAGCGGCTGAGAAGTATCGCTATGTGAACTCGCCCGGCTCATACGTCGGCCCGTGGCGGAACTCAACCGTTTGGTACATGGTTGAGCCCATGAATACCTTCGTGTCCCGTGACTATTCGGGGGAGATATTCGTTGGGCCAGCTCAAAGTTCGAAAACTGACAGCCTAGTCATCAATACCCTAGCCTACAGCATCAAGGTCGATCCGATGGATCTGATGCTGTATTGCCCCGGGATGATCGAGGCGCGTGACTTCGGCATTCGTCGTGTCGACCGTCTGCATCATCACAGTGAAGAGATCGGTGCAATGCTGATGCCGCGGGCAGACGCAGACAACCGCTATGACAAGCTCTACACGACGGGGATGCTATTCACGATCTCATGGCCGACTAGGTCAACTCTGTCGGGCAAGCCGATCCCGCGGGTGATCCTCACCGATCGTGACCGCATGGATGACAACATCGAAGGGGATGGTGAGCCCTTCGACTTGGCATCGAAGCGCACCACCACGTTCGGTTCATACGCAATGACCGTGGCCGAGTCGTCACCATCCCGCGAGATCATCGACCCACGTTGGATTCCCAACTCACCCCACGAAGCTCCACCCTGCGAAGGGATCTTGAAGCTATACAACCGGGGCGATCGTCGTCGTTGGAAGTGGCCTTGCCCGCACTGCGGGGAATACTTCGAAGGTGAGTTCAAGCATCTGGCGTGGGACACGTCGATTGAAGGCAGCAACAAGGATCGTGCTTCAACCGTTGTGATGATGTGCCCTCACTGCGGCGTGGGCATCCATCCGGACTACCGCGATGACATGCAATTCTTCGGCGTGTGGGTCAAGGATGGTCAGGGGATCGACAGCAACGGACGCGTGTTCGGCCCTGAGCCCCGCACGTCGATCGCGAGCTTTTGGCTGAAGGGTGTTGCCGCAGCCTTCATCAAGTGGTCAGGTCTTGTTGAAGGCTATTTGAATGCAAATGACGAATATGTTCGGACTGGTTCTGAAGAGGCGTTGCGCAAGTTCTATAACAACGACTTGGGTGAGCCGTACAAGCCGAAATCTCAGAACGAGGTGCGACTGCCCGAGGTACTGAAGGGGCGGGCTGAGAAGGTGAAGAACCCGAAGAGGGTTCCCCCAGGCGTGCGCTTCTTGATCGCGACGATCGACGTTCAGAAAAATATGTTCATCGTGCAAGTGTTCGGGGTCATCCCAGGCATGAAGTTCGATCTCTACGTTGTCGATCGCTTCGACATTCGCAAGAGCAAGCGCACAGATGACAACGATGAACGCCTGTGGCTGAAGCCTGCATCGAATGTCGAAGACTGGGATGAGATCACAGAGCACGTCATCAATCGTGAATACGAACTCGACGACGACTCGGGCCGCATGATGTCGATCCGCTTGGTGGGATGCGACTCAGGCGGCAAGGCTGGCGTTACGTCTATGGCATACGCCTACTATCGCAAGCTGCGCGAGCAGAACTTGCATCGCAGGTTCATTCTGCTGAAGGGCGATGCCTCACCGAACCAACCCCGAACGCGGATGTCATTCCCCGATTCGCAGCGCAAGGACATGAAGGCTGCAGCCCGGGGTGACATCCCGGTCTTGTTGATTCAATCGAACATGGTCAAGGATGATCTCGACGGCAGACTCGATTGTCTCGAGCCGGGCAAAGGGATGTTCCGCTATCCCGATTGGCTGTCCGATTTGTGGTTTGCAGAGTTGTGCGTTGAGAGCCGTACCGATAAGGGGTGGGAGAACCTGTCAGGGCACCGCAATGAGGCATGGGATCTGGCCTACTACGCTATTGCCCTGTGTATCTCTCAACTGATCAGAGCAGAGGATCTGAACTGGAATGAGCCCCCACCGTGGGCCGCGGAGTGGGACACGAACAATCTCGTTCGTCTGCCCGAGAAAGATCGTCCGTTTGTGAACCAGTTAAAATCATCCTATGACTTTGCGTCCTTTGCAAAAGCACTCGCTTGACGCAGCCGCATTCACCCGACTTCAGAGGTAATCGAAATGCCAGCCATCGTCGCAACGAATGCCCTTCTCGCGGATGCCCGCAAGCAATATCACGCACTTGTGACGGGTGCCGCAGCCCGAGTAGTGGTCGATTCCAATGGGGAACGCGTCGAGTTCGTAGCAGCAAACAAGCAAGCCTTGCTCAGCTACATCACGTTGCTCGAGCAGCAATTGGGCGTTGCCTGTGGGGCTACCCCAACCCCCATGGCCCAGTACCATCCCGCCACCTTCATTTTCTGAGCACGGACACCCCATGCAGTTCGCTCTCGACATTGCTCCGACGAATCAGAAGATCGTCGGCGGCGGCTTGGAAGGTGCTGAGCGCACCAGTCGTGAAACCTACACATGGCGCCCGCCAATCATTTCGCCCGACCGTCAAATCAATCCGGTCAAAGAAGAGGCGGACGCTCGCGGACGGGACAGCGTTCAGAACGACGGCTATGCGATGGGCTCGGTGCACACGCATCGTGACAGCATCGTCGGTGGTCTGTTCCGCCTGAACGCGCAACCTGATTACGAATTGCTTGGCACCGATGAGGGGTGGGCCGAGGAATTCCAAGTCACCATGGAATCCCGATTCAACCTCTTGGCCGACAGTCAGGAATGTTGGCTCGACGCTTCGCGCAAGATGACGTTGACCGAAATGGTCCGCCTTGCTGTGGGTGGGTTCCTCTTCACGGGTGAAGTGCTCGCCACTGCTGAATGGATTCGGCAATCGGCCCGGCCGTTCTCTACGGCAATCCAGATGATCAGCCCGAGCCGGCTGTCAAACAAGGATGGGGTTGCTGATGAGCAGTTCTTGCGCCGCGGTGTTCGCAAGAATCTCTATGGCGAAGCCATCGCATATCAGATTCAAGTGGGGCACCCGACCGACTTCCACATTCGGCAGGACACGCAGCGGTGGGTAGAGATCCCTGCGCGCAAGCCCTGGGGCCGGCGCCAAGTGCTGCACATCATCGAAGCCTTGCAACCTGACCAGACCCGCGGCATTGCCGACATGGTCAGCGTGCTCAAGGAAATGAAGATGACGCGCAAGTTCAAGGATGTGACCTTGCAGAATGCCGTCGTCAATGCGAGCTATGCGGCTGCGATCGAATCGGAATTGCCGCGCGAGATCGTGTTTTCACAGATGGGGGCCGGGCAAGCGGGCCTTGCCGACATGCTTGGTTCGTATATGGACGCACTGAGCCAGTACATCGGGGCTACGGATCAGATCGCGATCGACGGGGTGAAGATGCCCCATCTGTTCCCAGGCACGAAGTTGAACCTCAAGCCCATGGGCACGCCTGGGGGCATCGGTACTGACTTCGAAGCATCGCTGATGCGGCACATCGCGGCCGGGCTCGGGATGAGTTACGAAGAGTTCTCGCGCGACTTCACGCAGACGAACTACTCATCGGCTCGCGCGAGGATGGGCCAGACGTACAAGTTCACCCAGGGGCGCAAGAAGGTCGTTGCGGACAAGTTCGCGACGATGATCTATCACCTTGTGCTCGAAGAAGACATCAACGCGGGCAATGTCCCGCTGCCGCCCGGCTTCACGATCGACACGTTTTACAACGATGCCATTCGCAAAGAGGCACTTGGTTGCTGCGATTGGATCGGCGCATCCCGTGGTCAGATCGATGAACTGAAGGAAACTCAGGCAGCGGTCATGCGGATCAATTCGGGCCTCTCGACGTGGGAAGAAGAAACGTCCCGACTCGGTAAGGATTGGCGGCGGGTGTTCAAGCAACAAGCTCGCGAACGGCGCATGCAAGAGAAACTGCAATTGGTATTCACACAGGATGCCAAGCAACCCGGTGCGAATGACGCAAAGAACACCATGGACCCTGTCGACGAGAAGTAACTTTCGGACTCGCTACAATTCCACCCAACCGAGATTATTCAAATGAGTGACCACGCTGCCCGATCCGCTCTCTCACGCATGCACTTGCGTGAGCTTGTCTTGGCAACTCATTACCCCGGATTCAGTTCCGACATCGCTGCGCTGGCGGGTACGAACGTTGAAACCGCAGAACAGTTGTTCATGGCGCGTCGGGCAGAACTGGTGTCGGCGTATGGTTTCGCTCCGTCCGAGCAACGCAAGCCGTTTGCGTTTTCGAATGGCATCGCGATCATTCCGGTTCACGGCACGCTGATCAATCGTTTCGGCTACTCATGGGGCTACGTGACCGGGTACAACTTCATTCGACAGCAGACCGCAGCGGCCGGGCAAGATCCCGACGTGCTGGGTATCGTCTATGACCACAACTCATATGGCGGGGAAGCGGCAGGCTGTTTCGAATGCGCGGCCGACATCAAGCGGCTGTCTGGCGGCAAGCCGACGATCGCCATGGTCGATTCGAACTGCTATTCGGGCAGTTACGCTCTCGCCTGTGGTGCTGACAAGATCGTCGTGACCCCCAGCGGTGGTGTCGGCTCTGTCGGCGTGGTCACGACGCACATCAGTTTCGAAAAAATGCTGAGCGAAGCCGGCATCAAGGTCACCTTCATTTACGAAGGTGCCCACAAGGTCGACGGCAATCCCTACCAAGACTTGCCCGACTCTGTGAAGGCTGATGTGCAGAAGGCTTGCAAGCAGACAATGAATGCCTTCGTCGCCCATGTTGCGAGCGGTCGCAAGATGGACGAGAAAGAAGTCCGCGCCACCGAGGCGCGCATCTATCGTGCGGACGAGGCGAAGTCGCTTGGTCTGATCGATGCCGTTGCAACGCCACCCGAGGCGTTGTCGGCTTTCCTGGGCGAGCTATCCGGCTCGACTTTTTCCACACGCAACAAGGAGGACGCAATGTCCACAGAAGCGAAGCCGGGCGCCGATACCAAGGCAACCGAACAAGAACTGAACACCGCGAAGGCCGATGCCGTCAAGGCCGAACGTGCTCGCGTGTCGGGCATCGTCGGTTGCGAAGAAGCCAAGGGACGTGAATCCCTGGCTCAGCATCTGGCGTACCAGACCGACACGGGCGTCGATGCCGCGAAGTTGATCCTTGCCGCATCGCCGAAGGCATCGGGCTCGGGCGCCGCGTTCAAAGAAGCCATGGACAACGGTGCGCACCCCAACGTCGGCGCCGTCGGCGGCGGTGCGAACGGCGACAAGCCCGGGGAGCAGTCGGCTGCAGCCGGCATCCTGGCTTCCGTGCGCGCCAGCGGCCAACGCGGCTACATCACGGACCAGAAGCACTGATCCGCCTTCCCTTCTCTTTCAACTGACTTCAGGAGATTCACATGGCAGTCAACGACATGGCGGGTGTGGCGACTTACGGTCCGCTCAACCCCGTCCAACTCCGAGCCGGCGATGGCCCCTGGCTGACCGATGCCGCAGCCGCTGCAGCCGATGTCACCAAGCATCAGCCCTGCGCCCTGCTGGCCGCGGGCACGATCACCCCGTTCGTGGTGGGCACGCACACTGCAGCGCAGTTCGTCTTGGCAATGCAGGCGGCAACGACGGGCCAACAAGTGCCGTATCTGCACACCGGCATCCTGAACGATGCTGCGATCACTTGGCCGGCTGGCGCTGCGCTCGACACCTACCTCGAGCGTCATGCCTTCTTCACGGGCTCGCTGAAGGTGTCCAAACTGCTTCCGGCAGTCTGACGCTCAACGGCATCACCTTCAATCAACTCTGAGGAACCATCATGGCACTCTCGCCCTACGACACCGCAACCTTGCTCGAGGTGTCGCGCCACTTC